CATACTTTTTGGCCTCGCAGAACATCAAAATCCTAAAGTTTATAGTCTTACTTTTGAAGTGTCAGAAACAGATTCGGATACTATAGAAACATTTTTAGATGCAAGAGCAAATGATAGTGCCAGCTTTACTTTTACTCCTCCAGGAGAATCCAGTGCTTCACAATATGTATGTGAAAGTTGGAATAAATCTATACCGTATTTAAATAGAGCAAGAGTACAAGCCACATTTAGAGAGGTATTTGAACCAGCATAATGTCAGTATCAGCAGCAGTATTTAGTGATCTACAATCAATAAATCCATCAGCGATTATTGAATTATTTACGCTCCAGTTATCAACAGCATTACATGGTGCGAATACTATCTATCGTTTTCATTCTGGTAGTAATTTAAATGCTAATAATCAAATTGTATGGGCTGGTAATGCTTATCAAAGATTTCCTATTACAGCAGAAGGTTTTGCTTTTCAAAAAGGTCAATTACCTAGACCTTCTTTAACTATCAGTAATGCTACTGGTTTAATATCCTCAATACTTTTATCTGTTAATCAAACAACTGTTGGAAATGATTTGACAGGTGCTACTGTTACACGAATTAGAACACTAGCTAAATTTATTGATGCGGTTAATTTTGCTAATAATACAAATGCAACTGCTGATCCTACTGCCGAATTTCCTAAAGAAATTTATGTTATTGATAGAAAAGCATCTGAAACAAGAGAAATAGTACAGTTTGAATTAGCATCTGTTTTTGATCTTGTTGGTATTCGTTGCCCTAAAAGACAATGCACAAGAAAAGATTTCCCTGCTATTGGTACGTTTAATCAATGACTTGGAAATATAAAGCACTACTTCATGCACAACGTGAAGATCCAAAAGAATGTTGTGGTTTATTGTTAAATATAAAAGGCAAAGAGCGTTATTATCCTTGTCGTAATCTTTCAATGACAGATCATCAATGCTTTATTATTGATCCAGAAGATTATGTAAAAGCTGATAATACTGGTGAGATTGTAGGTGTAGTTCACAGTCATCCAATTACACCTCCTACTCCTAGTCAAGCAGATAAAATTAGCTGTGAAGATAGTAATTTACCATGGTATATTGTTAATCCAAAAACGGAACAGTGGGCTTATTTAGAACCATGTGGATATAAGCCACCTTTATTAGGTCGGCAATGGGTATGGGGTATTACTGATTGCTGGGCATTAGTTAGGGATTGGTATAAAGAAAATAAGAATATAGAATTAAGAGATTGGAAAAGACCAACAACTCCCGAAGAATTTATAAAAGATCCAATGTTTGAAAGATGTGCATGGAGAACAGGATTTAGAGAATTAAGACCAGAAGAACAGTTAAAGAATGGTGATTTATTATTTATGTCAATTTTAGGTAATGGTCTTAATCATGTAGCAATTTTTTTAGATGGAGATGTTTTACATCATTTAACCGATAGACTATCTTGTAGAGAGCCTTACTCTGAATGGTTGCTAAAATGTACAGGAAAGAGGTTACGTTATGCTTCGTAAAGTAAAACTATATGGACAATTAGCAGAATTTATTGGACATAAAGAGTTCGAGGTGCAGGTTGATAGTATTGCCAAAGCAGTAAGTTTTTTAGTACATAATTTTCCAGAAATAGAATCCTATATGAGTCCTAGATATTATCAGGTAAAAGTAGGTAATTATGATATTGATGAGAATGAATTAGCGTACCCCATAGGACAGGAAGATATACATTTTGTACCAGTTGTTAGTGGTAGGGGAGGTGCAGGTAAATTCTTAACTGGTGCTCTGTTAATTGGAGGAGCTTTTTTATTTACACCTTTAACTATGGGATCGTTTTTTAGTCCTATTGTTGCACCAGGGTCTTTTGCAGCAGCTACGGGAATGACAAAAGCCGTTGTTGCCATTGGAGCTTCTTTGGCTCTTCAAGGTGTAAGTGAAATGCTATTTCCCTTACCGAAGCCACAAGAATTTAACTCTTCAGAAGATCCACAATTATCCTTTAACTTTAGTGGAGTTCAAAATACATCGAGGGCTGGTACTCCCGTTCCAATAGTTTACGGTGAAATATTTACAGGTTCAGTTGTAATATCAGCAGCTATAGATACTGAACAGGTACAAGCATGACAAGTAACCCTAAAATTATTAAAGGTGCTGGTGGTGGAAAACCTAAATCTCCTCCTCCTCCTTATCGTGCCCCAGATACTTTACATAGTAGACAATTTGCTACTGTACAGGATTTAATTTCTGAAGGTGAAATCGAAGGGTTTGCTACTGCTTCTAAAGCAGGTCTTACAAAAGGTTCGGCAGCTTATAATAACGCAACTTTAAAAGATATATTCTTAAACGATACCCCTATCCTCAATGCTAATGCCAGCAATACAAGCCCACAAACAACTGATTTTAATTTTCAAGATGTACAGGTAAATACAAGATTTGGAACGTCAAATCAAACAACAATACCTGGAATCCCTGCTTCAGTTTCATCTCCTACAAACGTAGCAGTAACAGTAACAGTTGCAAGTCCTGTTACTAGACAAATTGCTAATAGTGCAAATAATCCAGATGCGGTAAAGGTAACTTTAACTTGGCCTCAAATTCAAAAGTTTGAAGATGATGGTGACGTAAGAGGTATGAAGGTAGAGTACAAAATACAAATACAATATAATAGTGGTGGCTATGCGGATGTTATATCTTCTAGTGTTAGTGGTAGAACAGCAGACGCTTATCAAAAAGACCACCGAATAAATTTAACTGGTACTTTTCCTGTTGATATAAGAGTTGTAAGAGTAACAGCAGACAGTACAAATGCACAACATGTAAATGCTTTTCAATTTACAAACTTTACTGAAATTTTTGACGTAACTTCCACTTATCCAAATAGTGCTTATGCAAACTTAAGATTTGATAGTGCTCAATTTAATTCTGTTCCAAATAGAAAATTTAGAATAAGAGGAATAAAAGTAAGAATACCAGGAGCAGGTGCTTCTAATTCTGGTACTCCTACTGTTGATAATGCAACTGGCAGAATTGTTTATCCAAGTGGTTATATATTTAATGGTGTTATGGGGGCTGCTGTCTATACGAATTGTCCAGCAATGGTGTTATTAGACCTTTTAACTTCTGAAAGGTTTGGTTTTGGAGATCATATAACAGACAGTAATTTAGATTTATTTAGTATGGTTGCTGCCAGTAAATATGCAAATGAATTAATTGATGACAATACTGGTTCTGGAGCAACTGAAGCTAGGTTTAGCTGCAATGTTAATATACAAAGTCCTGTTGAAGCTTTTAACGCAATAAACCAGTTATCAGGTGTAATGAGGTGTATGCCTATTTGGTCTGCTGGTTCGATTACAATTACACAAGACAAACCAACAACAGCTAGTTATTTATTTAACTTGGCAAACGTAGGTGAAGGTGGGTTTTCATATTCTGGTAGCAGTTTAAAACAAAGACATTCAATTATTTCAGTAGCATATTTTAATATGGATTCTGCTGAAATTGATTTTGAAGTAATAGGTGATAGTGGTAGTGCAGCAGATAATGCCAGATTAAATAAATTAGGCCATGTTATCAAACAGGTAAAAGCTTTTGGCTGTACAAGTAGATCACAAGCTGCCCGTTTGGGTCGTGCAATTTTATTTGCAGAAGAAAACGAATCTGAAGTTGTCACTTTTTCTACTTCAATAGATGCTGGAACTGTAGTCAGACCTGGTTCTGTTATTGAAATAAACGATCCAGTAAGGGCAGGTGCAAGAAGAGGTGGTCGTGTTGTAGCTGCAACAACTACTGCTATTACTATTGATGCAGAAGCACAAACTACTTTACCTGCTTTAAATGATTCTCCAACATTAAGTGTAATTCTTTCTAATGGAACAGTAGAACAAAAAACTATTTCTGATATTACAGGAGCAGTTTTAACAGTAAGTTCTGCTTTTTCTTCAGCACCAAATGTTAATGCTCCTTACTTAATATCTAGTACTACTCTGCAAACTCAATTATTTAGAGTAATTCAAATAGAAGAACAAGACGGTATTAATTATGTGATTACAGCTTTGTCTTATGTTGAAGGTAAGTATAATTTTATTGAAGATTCTTCTTTTGTCTTACCAACAAGAACTGTATCTTTATTTAATCAAGATGCACCACCACCTAATAACTTGACTGTTTCTGAAAAAACAGTTGTTATAAATTCTATTGCTAGAAGTAAATTAATTATTAGTTGGCAAGCAGTTTCTGGGGTAACTCAGTATCTTGTAAACTACAAATTAGATGATGGTAACTTTGTCGGAGTAGTTACCTTTAGTCCTGATTTTGAAATTTTAGATACACAACAAGGAAAATATACAATAGAAGTTTATTCATATAATTCGTCTTTAAAATTATCATCTGAAGCCACAACAACAACATTTGATGCCGAGGGTAAAACTGCTTTGCCTGACGATGTTCAGAATCTTACATTAGAACCTGTTGATCAGCATTTTGTACGTTTAAGATGGACACAAAGTACTGCTGTAGATGTATTACATGGTGGTCGAGTTTATATAAGGCATACAGACCAAACAGGTGTTGGTGCTACGTTCCAAGCTGGTCAAGATATTGTAGAAGCTGTTTCTGGAACGTCAACTGATAAAACTTGTCCAGCATTACCAGGAACTTACCTTGTTAAATTTCAAGATGATGGAGGTAGGTTTAGTAACGGTACTGCAAGTGTTGTATTAACTCTGCCAGAAATTTTTGATTCTATTATTGTAAAAACAGATAGAGAAGATACAGATGGAACACCTTTTAATGGAACAAAAGCAAATGTTGTTTTTGACGCAACATTAGGTGGACTAAAACTTACGAATCCAAGTTCTAATGCCACAGGAACATATGATTTTGCTGATACTTTAGATTTAGGTGCAATCTTTTCATTAACAGTCACTAGATTTTTTAGAGGTACAGGTTTTTATAGTTCAAACTTAATAGATGACCGTACAGAATTAATTGATACTTGGGTAGATTTTGATGGGGCATTGGCAAACCAAGCAAATGCTACATTAGCTGTGCGTACCACTACTGACAATCCAAGTAGTTCTCCTACATATACAAACTTTAATACGTTTGCTAACGGCACATATAGAGGTAGAGGTTTTCAATTTAGAGCTAGTTTATCTACAGAAGATGTTGCACAAAATATGAATTTACAGCAACTTGGTTATACAGCTACTATTGCTAATAGAACAGAACAATCTGTTGTTATTGCATCAGGAGCAGGAGCAAAAGTTGTTACATTTACATCACCATTTTTTGTTGGAACGTCTGCACTCGGTAATCTAAATAATTTCTTACCTTCTGTTAATATTTCTCCACAGAATATGGCAACAGGTGATTATTTTGTATTAAGTAGTATATCTGGAACTGGCTTCACAGTTCATTTTAAAAACTCAAGTAATGCTAGTATTGATAGGAACTTTACTTACAGTGCTGCTGGTTTTGGTAAAGGAGGGTAACATGAAAGTAATTATTAATTAATTATGGCTGATGTAGTTAATTACAACATTGAAAATAACTCTGGGGCAAACGTCAGGATTGATTTAAACTCAGTTTTTGCTGCAATCCAATCTAGTAATTCTAAATCATCAGACTTAATTGCAAGTCAATGTGTAGCTGGTATGCCTTTTTTAAATACCACTACAAATATTTTAAAAGTTAGAAACTCTGCTAATAATGGTTTTACTGATATAGGTAATATTAATACAGCGAATTTAGGTTTATTACCTGCTGCTGGCGGTACTATGACGGGTCAACTTTTAATTGATGATTCTAGTAGTGCTTCTGCACCTGCACTTTCTTTTGATACAGATACAGACTTAGGCTTATTTAGAAAATCTGCCAATGTGATGGGATTTTCTTCTAGCGGTACAGAAAGATTTATAATGGATAGTAACGGTATAACTTTACAGGCAAGAAATGATCTTAGATTTGCTGATACAGATAGCTCTCATTATATAGGTTTACAATCACCAGCTACAATTTCTACAAGTTTTGTTTTAACTTTACCAAATACAGATACAGCAGTTGCAGGTTACGCTTTAGTTTCTGATGGTGCAGGTAATTTAAGTTGGGGAGAGGCTGGGGCTGGAGCACAGGGTGGTGGGACGAATGAAGTATTTTGGGAAAATGACCAAACAGTAACTCAAAGTTATACAATTTCAAACGGAAAAAATGCTGGAAGTTTTGGTCCGATTGAGATAGCATCAGGTGTAGTTGTTACTATTGGTTCTGGTGAGGTATGGAGCATTGTTTAAATGAGTACTCTTAATGTTGCTAATATACAAAGCTTAACGACAAGTTCAGCACCTTCAGTAAAAAATAGTGCTGGTACAGAAATTGGACAATATTGCAATGCTTTTATAAATTTTGATGGTACTGGTACAGCTTCTATTAGAGATAGTTTTAATGTTACTTCTTTAACTGATAATGGTACAGGAAATTACAGTATTACATATACTAATGCAATGCCAGATGTTAATTATGCAGCAGCTTTATCATGGAATATTCAAAGTGTAAATAATCGTTCTTGTGGGCATGACAGCAGTAATTATTTAACAACAGGCATGAGAGTAACGATAGAAGATGTTAATTCAAGTTATGGTGTAGGTAG